TCACTTGCTCACGTTAAACTTCAGATCGATGCTCCACATGCGCTGCACGCCCACGCCGAGCGACCGTTTCTCCGATTTCGTCAGATACAGGTCCCCGTCCGGGTTGCTGTACGAGAGCGATTCGGAGAAGCCGTTCGCGGTCTGCGTGCCCTGGGACACGCCCGCCTGGTCGGCGTTGAGCATGGCGCGTTTGACCATCTGGCAGGTGACGCGCCTCAACGTCGCCGGGGACGCCTGCGCCCACAGGGGGCAGTCGGTCATGATCTTGTCCGACGCGTCCTCCAGCAGCACGCCGGCCGTCACCCGCTCGTCCCGCGTCAACGGCCTCCATCGGGATTCGAGTTCGGAGACGAGCGCGAACGGCGGCGCCGGCGTGGGATTGTCGTCCGCCATGACGGCCTCCTTACTTGGGGGCGATCACGCCGGCCGCGCGCAATTGGGTGAGCAGCCCGTTGAACGCGGACGCCAGCGCCGCCGCGTCCGCGTCCGCCGCCACGTTCGGCACGGCCGCGCCCTGCTTCACGCCGCCCAGCGCGGTCGCCGTGGCGGCCGGCAGCGTGTACGCGGCAGGCAGCACGCCCTTCGCGAGCTTCGCCGCCGTGACCTGCCCGTCGCCGATCGCCGCCGTGTTCACGGCGCCGGCCGCGAGCATGTCCGAGGTGATGGAACCATCGGCCGGCGTGGAGCCGGCCGTCAGGTCGACGGGATTGCCGTCCGCGTCGACGAACACGGCTTCGGCGACGCCGTCATAGGGGGCGATGCGGTCGGCCGCGTCGGCGGCCGGGATCGCGTGAATCTTGAACGTCATGGTCATCGCCTCACTTGGTGAGCAGGACGAAGCGGTTGATGTCGCGCACGCGGAAGCCGAACTCCATCTCGATGCGCACGGCGAACATGTTCTGCTCCCACAGGTTCACGGGCTGGCCGTCGATGGTGATGGTCGACTGGTCGCTGATGGAGGTCTGGATGCCTTCGGGGGTGCCCCATGCGGCGGACGCGAATTCTCCGGCCACGCCCACGATCTCCGGGGTCGCGGTCTCGCCCGTGCCGGCGGGCACGTGCACGCCCTTGCTGATGTAGGTGCGGTTGCCGAGCACGGTGTTCACGTCGGATTCGCCCATGCTGCCGAGGAACAGGGGACGGCCGTTGTTGTCGGTCGCCTGGCGCAGGATCGAGCGGCCCTGCGGGCTCAGGGCCCAGCCGTCCACGGTTCCGTCGGCGGCGGTGACCTTGTCGTCCGCGTCGTTCAGGCTCTTCCACACGGTCTTGCCGAGCTGCACCTGCGGGGCGGAGGCGAGCGTGTCGAAGTCCGCGCCCGGAGTCGTGCCCAGCCCCATGATGGTCTGGTCGATCTTGCGGGCGATCGCGGAGGGGCCCTTGGCGACGACCTGCGCGTACAGGGCCTCGAAGTCGCGGCGGAACTGGTTGGAGAACGGCATGATGACCGCGATGGTGTACGGCACCATGTCCTTCTTGGAGAAGCCGACGCCGCTCTTCGGCTTGACGGCGCCCTCGGCGACCCAGTCGGCTTCCGGGTCACCGGTGATGATGGGCACGCGCACGCCCTTGCCGGGGAGGTTGATCTGCGGGACGAGCTGCATAAACGCGCTCTGGTAGGTGGCAGTCTGCCAGATCTCCGCCTGGGTCTCCGGGGTCAGGTCGAGACCGCCGGATTGACGGTTCATAGTCGGATCGGCCATGATATGTTGCTCCTTTCGAGCTGGTTGTTTTCGATGATGGGGGTTAGTAGCCGGCTTTCGCCATGGCTTCGGCGAAGTCCTTGGCGTTGTCGCGCGGGATCTTCCCGGAGGCTTCGGTGCTGCGCGCCTGGTCGAGGCGGGCGTACGGGCGGAAGACCTGCATGAGCTTCTGCGCGTACGCGTCGATCTGCTCCTCGTCGTCGCCGACCATGAGGATGGTCGGGTCGGCGATGCCGTACTTCGCCGCCACGGTGGAACGGATGCCTGCAATCTTCTGCTCATGCTCGGCCTGCTCGACCTTGGCGCGCAGCTCGGCGGTCTCGGCCTTGGACTTCTCCAGTTCCGACTGGAGCGTGTCGGCTTCGCCGGCCCGGCGCTTCACATCGTCGTAGTCGGCGTGCTTCGCACGCTCCCGCGCCAAACGGTCCTTGACGATACGGTTCACATCGTCTTCGGAGTACGAACGCGACCGCTGCTCCGGCTCCTTGGGAGCGGGGGACGTGACGGTGTCGTCCTGATGCTCCTGTGCCTGCGACTGGTTGTCTGACTGGTCTTCTGCCATGGGATACGGCTCCTTGTGGTTAGGGGTTTCCGCGCTGACGTCGCGCGTGGACGGCCATTCTTGTTGTGATGCGCATGGCTGCGCCCACCCGCACGGGATGCGGGTGTGAAATCCGTGGAATATGAGAAAAGCCACTCGAATCGAGTGGCTTCATGCTGTCTTGATGCGGTCAGTCGAGCGGGACGATCTCGGTGCTGCGGTTCTGCAGGTATTCGTGGAATTCCTGGCTTTCCTCGCGGAACACGTCGTCCTCCTCCCGTAGGAGCGTGAACAAGGGGGTGATGGATGCGGGGTTGATTCCCTGTTCCATGATGGATTCGCAGCAGGTTTCGACCGCCATGCCCGGGCCGTCGTGGTCGAGCAGGTCTTGGGCGAGGTCGGCGTCATAGGAGTCGCCGTGCCGGCGCAGTAGGGAGATCATGGCGGCGGCGAGCTGTTCGTGATGCTGATAGGCGAGGCTTACCTGGTTGAACCCCATGACTACTCCTTCCTGACCGGGAACATGCTGGTGACGCGGGCTGTTCCTTTGCCTGCCTTGGCGAACGCCACTTTGATTTCGATGCCATCGATTGTACCCGAGACGGTGCCACGGTTCTTGCCTTCGGCGAGGAGCTGTGTGATGAACGCACGGTTCTCCTTCGAATCAAGAATCGTGATGCCGGCGTCCCGGATGTCGTCGGCCGTCCAGTGTTCGGGGAACTCGACGGTCTTCCCCGGGTTCTGCCAACCGTACCCGTGCAGGTGGCCGCCGCCGTCGTCCGACCCGTAGAGGATGTGGTTCCATTCCTTGGCGCGTATGGTCAACGGCAGGTCGGACGGCCATTCCGGGGCTTCGGCTGGTGTCGGGGGTGGGATGAGGTCGAGCGGGGAACGGGTGAAGCTGTGCGCGTGCATGGCCTTGACACGGTTCGCGCGCCAGATGCCATATCGGAGACTGTTGTCCTTGGTGAATTTCGCGTCGTCCTTGAACACGCCATCGGTGAGGGCCTTCGGGTAAAGACGGCGCATTTCGGCGCAGATCGCATCGCTGGACGTGTCCGGCGCCTTGTTCTTCGCCGCCTCGTACATGGACATGTAGTATTCGGGGTTGTACGCATTGAACTTGTACACGCCCCAACTCGGGATGATCCGGCAATCGTCCCCCGTGTGGAACGGCTTGAATTTGCCGGCGGTCTCCTCGCTGGAATAGTCGAAGCCTCGGGACGCGCACATGACGCAGAACGCGCACGTATACGAGCCGGTCGGCACTCGCGCGTATTTCGGCCGTGTCGGGTCCACGGCGGCACTGCGTTCGACGGTGAGCCGGGCGGTCGTCCTGACCAGCTCCTTCGCGTACCGATAGGCGTCCATGTACTTGTCAACGGTGAAACTGGGCCATAGGTCGTCGATAGTCTTACCGGCCCGTGACCGTCCCTCCATGACCTGCTTGTAGGTCAGACCGTTGAAATCGGTGTTCGCGAAGCCGCCCTCGATCTGCCAGACGGCACGGTCGGCGTCAATGCTCGCCGGAGTGAACGCGGGGAAATCCACTCCCATGTACCTTGACCATGTGTCGCGTACGCTCTGGTAGTAGGAGGCCGTCAACTCGTTGGAAGCCTCCGCGTATTGGACCATGGCCTGTTTGACGAGTTCGGGTGATTCCCCGTCCCATACCATGCCGGATGCGAGATTGCCCGCTTCCAGCTCCAGTCGGGAAAGCGTGTCCACGTAGTCGTCGTACAGGTCATTCAGCTCCTGTTCCAGTTGCTGGCGTTTCTCCGCCGGCAGGTTCAGGCTGTCGTAGTACATTCACGCCTCCGACCGTGTTCCCTGCTCTGATGTTGTCGATGATCTTCGACGCGTTCGTCCTGCGTTGGTCGGCCTTCAGGCGGATGATTTCGCTGCGGCTCAACCCGGCGCGGGTCATGCCCACGTCGCTGTCGCCGAACCCGGTGATGGAGCCGGCGAGCTTGCTGTACGCGTCGGCGCTCATGCTCGTCGCGGGCATGCTCGGGTTCATCCAATCGACCTGGAGCTTGAGCAGATCCGCCTCGTCGACGGACGGATCGCGCATGCGCACCGCCATGCGGATCGTCTCGAGGATGCTGTCGCCGAAATCCCTGTCCGCGTGACGGGCCTCGATGATGAGGTCCTCGCGTTGGGCTTCCGTCGCTTCGGCGCTGGTCGGGTTCGAGTCCGATACCACGCCGAGGCTGGAGGCGGGGATGTTGACCGCGGCGGCGAACATCGCCGCCCAGGATTTCAGCATCGTCAGATGCGGGTCCATGGTCGACGCGGACAGCTGCACCACCGAAGGTGTGTCCCCGTCGATGTCCTTGCTGATTGCGTTCCAGCGGCCCATGTACAGGCCCAAGGCCTGGTCGCCGCTCATGGAGGCGATGTCCTCGCTGACGCCGAGCAGCAGGATCTTCGGGAACGAGTAGAATTCCGCGTTGCCTTCGGCGCGGCAGATGGTGCGGTTGGCGCCGTCGATGATGCGCATGGCGTCGCGGCTGATGCGGGAACGTCCGAACGGTTTGATCTGCGTGGGATTGTAGGCGAGACGGAACGCCATGCACCGGCCGCCCACGGTCGGCTCGGGCGTGGCATCCTGCGGGATGGCCCACACGCCGTCACGTCGCTCGATGAGGATGTTCCGTTCGGGCATGTAGAGCATCAGGCCGGTGGCGTTGCCGTGCTTGTCCTGGTCGCAGATGCTCATGCACGCCTTGATGCGCCGGTTCGGGTAGTCCCATATCGCCGCTGACGCTTCGGTCGTGTGGGTGCGGATCGTCGGCTGTCCGTCGGCCGCGCGGCCGACGGTGAGGAACGAGCATCCGTGGATGAGGGCGGTCTGGATCGCCTGCTGCAGCACGCTCGTGAACCTGATGGACGCCATGAAATCCTGCAGGCCGAACGGGTCGTCCATGCCGGGGGCGACGAACCCCTCGAACACGCACAGCTCCATGAGCATGTCCACGGCCTTGCGAGCCCACCCCAAAGGAGTGTAGTTCGCGGTGATCGATTTCGGCATCGTCAATCCGAAATCCTTCAACGGCTCCTTGGCCTCGTAGTATGCGGTGAGCGTGGCGTTGCGCCCGGCATGGCGCGTCCACGTGTCGCACAGTTCCGCGAGCAGTGCGTTCTCGGTGTCCGACAGGCCTTCGACATGCGAGGGGGCGAGCAGCTTGAGCGCGGCCGCATGGCCGCCACCGGTCCAGCCGTTCTGTGACATGGTGATTTCCGGCATCATGCGCCTCCTATGATCTGGCGTCGGTTGGGGTTGCGTTTGGTGATGGTGGTGCCGTAGGCGGCGAGCGTGACGGCGACGAGGGGGCTGATGTCGATGTCGCCGCCGGTCTTGTTCCATCCGAACGCGCCGGATTGGCCGATGGGTCGGGTGGTGGCGTTCAGGGCGGCCGTGTTCAACTGGGGCTGGTGGTCGGCGTCCAGGTGTTGGAGGGTGCCGGCGTGGATCATGTCGAGCGTCCTTCCCGTGGCGGCGCCGAGGTCGCGCGTCTGCGTGATGGTCACCTTGATGTGTTGTTTCCGCAGGTCGGGGACGAGGCTCATGGCCGGCGACTGCGCGTCGATGACGACCGCGGTGTCGTCGTCGTGGCGGACGGCGGCGGCGATGGCGAGCGCCGACCTGTCGGGCGGCATGTCGAGCCCGTAGGCGACGCGGCCCTTGAGGTCGGGGGTCTCGACGGTGCCGGCGGCCCATTGTTTCGGGTCGATGGCGCTCGTGGTGGTGTCCTCGTCCCAGATGCCCAGACCCTCGCGACGGAAGTTGTCCACGCCGCCCAGCATCTTGCGCATGCGCAGAATGGCCGTCTCTCTCGTGCGCTTCGGATAGCTTGGATTGGCCTTCGCCCACTGCTCGTGGTCGTCGGGGTCGGCGTCGCGGTCGGCGGAGAATTCGACGTAGAGCATGCCGTCCGTGTGCGCGAGTCCGTCGGCGCGTTTCTGCGAGAACTGTTCCGACGGGTCGCCGGGCTGGGGCGGGGTGCCCATCATCACGATCAGCGGGTTCGGGCTGACGTTCGTGGCGGGCACCATGTCGTTGAGCGCCTTGACGGTGAGGATCTGCGCCTCGTCGAATATCTCCATGTCGACCGCGTCGAACCCTCGGCCGAAGCCCTGTTCGCGTGCGCCGAACATGATACGGCTGCCGTTGCGGAACGCGATCTCCTGCTGGCCGTTGGCGCGCCGGATGTGGTCGACGTAGGGGGTCATCTGCTTGTTGCGGGCGAAGCCGCACATCGTCTGGAACGTCTCGTCCGACGTTCTCGTGCGGTGCGCGGTCCACAGGACCTTGAGGTCCTTGCGGCCGGCGCACAGGATGAAGATCGCGCTGCCGATGGTGAACGTCTTGCCGACCTGACGGCATATCGAGATGACCGCGCCGCCCTCGCCGCACGCGTACAATCCGTCCTCGCGACGGCCGAACATGAGGTAGAGCAGGCCCTTCTGCCACAGGTCGTATTCGATGCCCATACGCCTGGCGGCCTTCTCCACCTTTGGGAAGTCCGACGAGACGATGCCCGACGGGATGGACAGCACGCGGGCCAGTTCAGACAATCGACGTTCCGGCATTCGTGTTCATCTCCATCGTGTCGTCGTCGAACAGGCTGCCGGCGCCGGACTGGGCTTCGAGTTCGCGGCACACGGCCAGATACTGGCGGGACAAGGCCGGCAGGTCCGAGGCCCGCGTGTCCGGGTCGTCCAACGCCTTGCGGAGCACGTCGCGCGTATGCCGCAGCGCGTCCTCCATCGGCTCGTCCATCATCCGTTCGAACTCGCGCCGGTCGATCGCCGGCGACGGTTTCGCCTTCGGTTTCGGCTTGACGGGCTCGCCCTTCGCCTTGCGCGACCGGTACGCCTTCTGCTTGCACTTGGCGGAGCAGTATTCGGCGCCGGCGCGCACGTCCTTCGGCAGCTCACGGCCGCAGACAACGCAATTCCGGGTTTTCCCAGCCATAACGCCTCCTTCGGGCCGTTACCGTTGCCGTAACGCGTTACCGTTACCGAAACCTCGGGGAGAGGAAGGCTCTATGCGCCGGGGGGAGCCAAGGCCGGGCGGGAGGGGCGTACCGGGGTGGGTCACAGGTCGACCGCGGTGAATGGGATCGCGGTCGGTCTGGTCTGTGTGCCTTTGCCTTGGCCGGTGAGGATGCGTCTGACTTCCTCGCGTGCCCATGCGAGCGTGTGGGTGCCTTTGACTTGGTTGCACCATCGGTGTGCGGCGCCGCTGTTGTGGTAGGTGAGCGTGCCGCCGCGTGCCAATGGGATGGTCTCGTCTACGACGTAGCTCCATGGGTGTGGTGGTTTGAGTGTGTAGTCGATGGGCCGGCCGCAGATGTAGCAGCAGGTGTTGGCGGCTTTGAGGCGGGCGCGCATCTGGCGGCGGCGGTGGCCGTTCTTGTAGCGTGGGTTGTATCGGCTCATTGCCGCATCTCCCCGTCTCTGAGAACGTTGGAATGTCTGGCGTGTCGCGCCCTCTCGACTTGCATATCTTTACATACTTTGTTATTATAGATGTGTCGGCAAGGAAGACCGACGATAGCAGAAAAGTGAAAGGGCAGGCCAATGACCATCAAGGATTGGCTATCGCTCATCCTTCAGGCCATATCCACCGGAACGGCGTTCTGGGTGGCATGGGGGACACGAGATAAAAAGAAGCCCCGACACAAGAAGTGAGTAGGGCAGGGGGTTCCGGATGCGGGTATCATCCAGAACCCCTCTACTCAGACTCTAGCAGAACGGAGAATCCAATGAAACGCCCCCGCATCTGGGGAATCCTCTCCCTCGCCTTCGGACTGCTGGCATTGGCGATGGACCTCGCCGGCATGTTCGCCGGAGGCTTCGCCCTCACCGCCGGGCTGCTCGGCCTCGCCGCCGCATACGATAAAGGCGGCCGCCATGACTAGGCATTACCTCAGCCTCACCGAGGTCGCCGAAAAACTCGGCATCACCAAGGGGGCCCTCGCGCAATACAAGCTGCCAGAAGCCGACGTGACCGTCGGCAGGGCACGGGGCTGGAGCGAGACCACGATAGACGAGTGGAACGCCGCCCGCCCCGGCCGAGGCGTCGGCGGCGGACGCCCACGCAAGAAACGTGATTGATACCCGTAGGCGGGATTCGATACCCGCACCGTGGTCCCTTGTCGGGCTGCTTCTGCAGTTGAGCGACTACGGGCTGGCGGGTAGTGAAAAACCCGGAATCCATTCGGTCTCCGGGTTCTCACACTACTGCTGATACGCAGTATACCACGAAGCGGATTCACCCTACTGCCGCTTGGAAACCGCCAGTGCCGTAATCTCGCGGATGCTGAATTCGTAGTAGCCGGGTGCGCCGTCGACCGGGCGGGTGCCGGGGAGCTTGCCGCGGTTGATCCAGTTCGACACCTGCTTGCGGCTCACCTTGACGCCGTACTCGCTTCTGAGCCATTCGGCGAGGCCGGCGGGCGTGCGTGTCAGATGGTACCGGTCGACGGTCTCGGCGACCTGCTCGCGAAGCTCCCGTACATCGACGAGCGTTTTGCAGGTCTCGCATACGCGCCATTGCTCGCCCTTGGCTGCGGTGATTTCCACGCCGCACGTGGGGCAGTGGCCGACGATGCGCCGGGTGCGCGGCCGCCGGTCGACGAGTGGGTTGATGCGCAGGCGCGCGTGGACGGCGGAACGCAGAGTCGTATCGGCTGCTGCTGCACGATCGTGCCGTCTGACGGGAGGGGTCATGGGACAACGGAAAATCGGCGTGAGCGGGCTTGGTCGGCGGATGGTCTTCAGGTGCGCGCGGAATTGGGCGTGCGGCGGATGTCGGGGCGCGAGTTGGCGAGGTCGATAGGCCGGAGCGAGACATATGTCAGGCAGCGTATCGCCGGGGAGAAGGAGTGGGCGATTGGGGATGTCGAACGCATCGCCGGGGGTGTGGGGGCTGTCCCCCGTGCGGATGCCTGATATTGCGGCCGGCGGGGGCGGGGCGTCGTCCTGCGGCGAATAGGACACCCCGGTGCCCATTGGCGAGCTCCGGGGGTTTCTTTGTTCGTCCCAGTGTCCGTTTCGTCGTGGGTCTCCACGGATTCCACCCGCGACACAACTTAGTCAATACTACTTTACTTGAAAAGTAAATAACTATAGACTATAGATATGAAAAGAAAAAGACCTCGAGAAGCGAATCCACAAGCTCGCCAAGGACAACGGCCTCGAAGACATCTGGACCGAAGGCGGCAACCACAGCAAGGTCACCGTCGGCAACGCCCAGACAACGGTCCCCCGGCACGGGGAGGTCAACGAGATCACCGCTAGGGGCATCCTGCGCTACATCGAAAGGAACATGAAATGAGCAATCCCGTAAACGCCACAGCCGTCTGCCGGCGCGCGGACGGCTGGTGGGCCGTCGAAGTCCCCGAAATCCCCGGCCTGTTCACCCAGGCGCGTCGTCTCGACCAGGTCGAGGCCATGGTGCGCGACGCCGCCGACATGCTCGGCGTCGAGGTCGGCGACGTCGCCATCGACCCGCAGCTCGACGAGGCCACGCAGCGCATGGTCGACGACCTGTTCGCCAAGCGCGAGGCCGCCCGCAAGGCGCAGGAGGAGGCATCGAAGCTCGCCCGCAGCACCGTCGCCACCTTGCGCGGCGAAGGGCTGACCGTGCGCGACGTCGCCACCGTCACCGGCGTCAGCCCCCAGCGCGTCAGCGCCCTGCAGAACGCCTGACCGCGCCCCTGCTCCAAGACTGGCCATGAACCACCATGAAAGACAAGACAGGACTGTTCTCGCTCCTTTTCGGAGCGGTCGGATTCGTCATCGCCGTCACCTCGCACGACGTCGCCGGCGGCGTGTTCGCCCTCTGCGCCGGCACGCTCGGCTGGCTGGCCGGAAGGGGACGGAATGACGACTAGACGGTATCTCAGCATCGCGGAGGTCGCCGAACGCATCGGCGTGAAGAACGCGAGCGCCTCCGGCTACAGGCTCCCCGAGCCGGACGCGCTGATAGGCCGCACGCGCGGCTGGCTCCCCGAGACGATCGACGCGTGGAACGCCGCCCGCCCCGGCCGCGGGGTCGGCGGCGGAACACCCCAAGGAATAGATGCAGGACGCCCCGGCGCCTGTATCGGCGGGCGCCGGGGCGTCCTCGTCCGTTTCGCCTATGCGGCCTCCTCGACGACCTCGGCGTCGATCACGTCGCCTGCGTCGCCATGCAGGTCGGGTATCGCCCGGCACAATAGTGCGGCGAGGGACGCGGCGTCTCTGTGCGTGTACCGGTTGGTCATCGTGATGCTCGCGTGGCCCATGATGGTGGTGCGCGCATCGTCGGGCATGTTCGCGCGGGCGGCCATCGACGCGGTCCAGTGGCGTGCGGAGTGGACGTTGACCATGGGCAGGCCGGCCGCCCTCAACGCCTTGCGCCAGTTGTAGCGTTCCGTCGAGCTGCGCACCGGGTTGCTGCGCGAGTTCGTGAACACCAGCTCCCGCGGCCCGACGCCCAGCCGCTTGATGCGCGCCCACAACCGCTCCCACAGGCTCTCCGGGATTGGCACGAACCGGCGGGCGGCCCTCGTCTTCGGCGTGGTCAGCCACAATACGCCGTACAGGTGCTCGGCCTTCAACCAGCCGGGTATCTCCACCTCGCCCGGTCTGCCATACTGCTGGATCTGCTGTTGGCACACGTCGATGCCGGGCACGCCGTCGCGCCGCTTCAACTGGAACGGCATGAGCGCGTACCGCTCTCCCTCCCTCATGCCGGCCGCGAACGCCAGCTCGAACAGCAGCGCCCACATCTCGTCCATGTCCGCGGTCGGCGCGGGGCCGCGACGCTTCGCCCCGCGGTTGGGCACGGCCTCGAGCAGCTTCCTCGGCTCGTCGGGGGAGAGGATATGGGTCTCCGTGGGCTCCACGCGCGGCGGGCGCACCCTGCGGCACGGGTCCACGGGAATGAGTTCCTCGAGCTCCGCCTGGTCGAGCATCATCTTCAAGCTCACGAAATGGTCCTTTAACGTGGAGGGCGCGAGCCTCTTGGACAGGACGCGCATGCACAGGCGCACGTGCTCGGCAGTCAGATCCGTGAGGCGCACGTGGCCGATGACCTCCATGCACGCCTTGATGCGCCCGGCCCGCGTCCGGTACGTGGTCGGCTTCACGTTCATGCGGTACTCCTCCAGCCACCGTTCCGCGTAGTCCTTCAGATACGGCGACTTCGTGCCGGGCAGCAGCCCGGTACGCTCCATCTCCGCCACCCTGGCCTCGAAGCGTTCGCGCGCCTCCGCCTTCGTCCTGCCCTTGGCCTGGATGCGCCGGCGCCGGCCAGTGGCCGGGTCGCGTTCCAGCTCCCTGCGGATGATCCACGTGCCATCCTTGGCGTGGATGACGCTTCCGGCTCCCGGCGTGCGTCGTCTCGTGTCCGTCATGATGCCCTCCCTGCGAGGTCGGGGGCGTCTTCCGGGTCCACCGCCCGCGCCGGCCTCCCAAAGGTACCCTAAAGGTACCCTAACGGTGCCGCAAACGGCCAGATACGGGGCATAATCCGCCATTCCCCGTGAATCGAAAAACGGCGGAATCCGCACCGTTCCACGAACCGGAAACGTTGGAATTCCGCCGTTTTTACAGGGGCTTACCCCCTATTTCGAGACGTTGAACTTGAACTCGACCGATTGTCCTTCCTCCAGCAGCCTGTCGTTGCAGCTACAAAATCGGTGGCATGATTCGGCAATCGTCGTCAGACGATTGCCTTCAGCCATGTCTCGATGGCCTGTTTGACCGAGGCCGCATCATGCTGGGCTAGCTCACCTCGCAATTCCAACCCGTCACATACCCTTGCCCCGGTGACACGTGCCAAGGTCTCTTCGGTGCCGGCCAATCCGCTGCCCTCGTGCGTGCAGAACGGGACGATGGTCCTGCCCGTCCAGTCACGGCTTTCGAGGAACGTGTACACCGGCATCGGCATATCCGACCACCAGATCGGATAGCCAAGGAAGACCATCTCAGCCGTATCCAGCGCCGCCGTGTCCCCGTCCAGCACGAACGCCGGACGTGCATGATTCCTACGTTCCTCGGTCGCCTGCGCCACCGCCTGATCGTATGCATCCGGATACGGTTCGACCGGCACGATCTCCACGCCCATCGAGCCTGTTTGCTGCATGATTTCAGCCGCGACCTTTGCTGTACTGCCTACGGTGGTTTTCCCCACCGCATAGTTCTCGCCGGTGCGCGAGAAGTACACAACCACCGTATTGCCATTGTTGTTCAT